AAGGGGGTCGATTAAAAATAAAGTTTCGATTTTTGGATTTGGTTTGGTACCTCTATTGGGTGTGTTGGGTTAAGTTAGTCTGGTTGTCCATGTTTAAGCAGCACACTGCACCTTAACCCTAACACATGTAGTACCCTGGGCGTTTACGGGAGCAACTCCCAACGCCCAGGGAGAGAGTTAATCTAGTAAGACCATGTAAGCTTTGGCGTTGTGTTTCATAAACCAAGACAATTTATCTCTCATCTTTTGCCAATGTTTACTCGCACCCCTGCCAAGTTTGTAGTCTTCTAGTGTTGCCTCAACTTCATGAATAAATATTTCATCATGAATCTTAGCCTCTTTTGGTGTTAGCATAACAGACTCACCGTTGAATCTGTTAACTCTTTTCTCTGTTCTTTCTGTATTTGTCATGTCCTATATTCTCATGGATTAGAGTTATTGTCAACCTCTCTTTTCTCAATGTTCCACATTGAATAATAATGATTGTCTGTGTTTTTTGTTGGGTCCTTGATCGGTGTTTCAAGGGGCTCTCGTCTTGGCTCGATAGCAGTTATACTATCAATGTGTTTATTAACAAAGTTAAGCATACAACCTTGACTACAAAAAAAGCGCCACATTGTATCTCTGTTCCAATGATTAATAGCAACCTTTCTAGTTCTTAAAACCTTATTGCCCTTGCTACCTCGCACTCGGTCCTGTGTTTCGTTAGTATGGCAACTCGGACCATGGCACCAATTATAATTACTCATATTTTGGCAATCCCTCAAATATCATCATCACACTTAAAAATAATAATAATATTGAAACAATTAAATGTGATGTATGGAATGCAATTATCAAACTTACCTGTGATAATATTAAACCTAATAACATTAATAGTAATTTCATTAGTGCCTCACTTTCCATGATGTAGTCGCAGTTCTGTAACCATGTGCGTCTAGATCATAATAAACATAATATGGAGTTCCATTCTTTGCAACACCATATCTACTTTTCTCGTCATGTTTGCCTTGTCTTGTTATGTGCTTCTTATGTTTAGAAGCCCAGTAAGTTATGTAAAATGTTTTAGTCATATTTATTTCTCTCTTTCTATGGGTATCCTATATTAAATAGGATACCCTGTCAACAGTTAATTTAAACTTTCTGCCTGTTGTTTCTCGTACAGTATTCTTGCCTTAATCTTATCTTCTCTTGATTGATTTTTATTCTTCATGCCTTTAATTCTTTCAGCAAGATTTTTTGGATTGTAGATTACAAGACCTGTACTATTAGTTCTAATAATTTCATGATCAGTAATTTCTACTCCAAGTTCATTAGCAAGTTCAATCGCTTCATCAAGATATTTATAACCTTTTAATCCTACCTTGATCTCTTTCATCTGATCTAAAACAGATTTAACCCACTTGTAATGAGCCATGACAAATTGTGCTTTTGATTGTTTCCAAAGTATTAAATACTTAAATTCTTCTTCGGAACATTTAATAGACCTATCTCTACAATAATCTCTACCAATTAGATCAACAGAATATTTATCACTCCACTCTTTACAATATCCTCGATCAGAATTATGCCCACCAAGATATTTAATATTATTGTCACAATATTTTGTTAAATGTGGGTTGTTATCTTTACCCTCTTGTTCAATCAAAATATCTGCGTTGCAATTATCTTGTGCATTGATTTCATCACGATACAAAGCAAAGCCATAACTCCAATCATGATTGCCAGAATAATTATTTTCATTATCTACTGAACCATTTAATTTAAAATCAAAATGTTTCTCAATAGCTTTATCTTCCATGATAGGATTGTCATTATAATCTCTACTCTCAACCTGACCCATGTAGTGAAAATGAAAACAACTGTCTTTGGCAATCGTACTTACATTTTCAAATTTATTTTGTAAGTAGTATGCTTTCTCAACATCTTCCTCTGTATAGTGTCGTCTGATTATTGATTTAGCAAATTCAAATGTTGTGTCATTCATTTTGATTTGCTTTTCTTTTAACTCAAGATACTTTTGTTTCTCTTGAGTATCTTCAGAGAACAAATGTGCTTTTATTCTATTGGCACATTTATTTCTGTATTCTTGATTTAGTCTTATTCTAGCCATTTATACCTCTTTCTATTTTTTTTTGCATAAAGTGTTTTTAATGCTTGACAATAGGATTGTCAAGGATTATATTGTATTTATGTTTTTTATACTGATTAGGTGATATAAAAAAAGTAGATGCAGGGCATACCCTAATAATTGCCCTGCACTGATCCCTGGTCCATTGTGGCTATAGCTGACAACGGCTATGGTCCCTGCAGTGTACACCGTCAATGGACCTGGGATCAGAACTAGTATAGGGCGCCTGGACATTTCTGGGCTATATCTACGGTCGCGATACCCGAGCGGGTATGCAGGTACAATACCGGTTATCTAGAGACCTGTCGCTGTCGAGCCACTAGTACTGATCCCTGATCCCTGTGGATACAGGCACAACAAAAAGCAGAAGCTGTATCTGAGAGTGTTGTGTTGCGCGACAGGGATCTGGGATCAGTTGTCGTGTCGAATGGCGTTGGAATGTCCAGCCATCGTTTGAGCTGTAAAGCGAGATGCTTGCCACGAGACAACTGGTCCAGTGGCTTCAAGCTTCCACCGATTGAGAGTGAAAGAGTAAGATCTTAACTTGCACTGGAAGCAACAAGCAACAAGCGGCAAGCTGCAAGCGCCAAGCTTCAAGCTTGACAAATAAAGATTATAGGATTATAAAGGAGTATGAGAAAGATAAGAAGCAAACACAATAATTTATTAAATTATTTTTTATACAAAGAGTCTGAGCTGTCACCAGCTTATGTCAGGAAGTGTAAGAAATTTTTAAAGGAGATATCATGCAAACAAAAGAAGCTTTAAAAATTATAGGCGGTAGTCTCAGTAAACCATCAAAGATGCCAGGATGGTCAATAGGTTTACCAGCCAAGGAGTGCAAGACAGGCGGCAAGCTTCAAGCGGTGAAGGGCAGCGTGTGCTTTGACTGTTACGCCATGAAGGGTTGTTACGTCTTCAAGGTTGTGCAGGATGCACAATACCGGAGACTGGAAGCATTGAAGGATCCAGCCTGGGTCACCGCAATGGCGCATTTAATAAATTCAAAAAAACCCGACGTGTTCAGATGGCACGACTCGGGAGATGTACAAGATTTAAATCACTTAAATAAAATTTATGAAGTCTGTAGGTTAACACCTTCTAAGCGTCATTGGTTACCGACTCGTGAAGCTTGGATCAAGAACCACCTAACAGACAAGCCTACAAATTTAGTCATACGTTTCAGTGCGCCCATGGTTGACCAGCGGGCGCCTGCTTCGTGGCCTAACTCTTCAGAGGTGGTGACATCAGGGGCCAGCTGTCCCGCAGCTCAACAAGACAATGAATGCAGGGACTGTAGACAATGTTGGGATCCTGAAGTAAAAACTATTAAATACGGTAAACATTGAAATGTTTCGACATCCAAAGTATTATAAAGAATTACGCAAGCGTAATAAACTGGACCAGGCCATTAGCTTAAGAGCTCACGACGGTGAGCGCGAGCGTGCGACTGGTCCGGGCCCCAAGCAACAAGCTTCAAGCGCCAAGCTCCTCAAGCTTCAAGCGGCAAGCGTCAAGCCCCGTGGCTAAAGCTTCAAGCGTCAAGCCACAAGCGTCAAGCTCCAAGATCCTAGAACCATGAAAAAGTTTCACGCACCTTTGACCGAGGGCCTCTACTAAGATAAAACTGTTCTTTGGATGCTTAACATGAAAGGCAATTTGATGTGGAGAAAACTTAACCTTGTTACTCTTCGTAACTTTTAGTTCGATAGTGAAAAAGTGGCCAGAATTATTATAAGCCAATAGATCGGGAGTACCGTGTAAGCTATTATTTTCAAGTCTAATAAGAGAAATATTGGTGAAAGAGTTTTTAACTTTCTGATAAAATTTACGCTCTGGTCCCATGCATTTTTCAAGGTTACTCCTGTTGTTTATTAATAGTCGTCTGCAAGCTTATCAGGCAAGATAAGTGAAGAGGCTTTTTTAGTTTTTAATACCAGCCTATGACTATAATGTCCAGGAAAACCTATAATAGGTTGAGCATTTTCATGCACTTCCATACGTCTGATTGCATGAAGCTTACCATTCATCTCTACAAATATAACTGCATTCTTAACTGCTTCAGATCCCTCAGTAAACGAATCTAAAAATTGTTGTAAATCTTGTACTCTCATTTTGCTGACAAGTCCTCTATAATCTTTTTCATTCCTTCAATTAAATTATTCTTTTTAATAATCTCACTCTCTAACTCAACTATTTTATACTTTAATTTTTTAATATTAAACAAACCAGACTCGTACACTTTTATTTTCATCTTTAAATCTTGGATTTGCTTTTCCAAATCATTATCTCCTCTTTCGTCATTCATAGTTGACTTTATAGGATAGTTACCTTAAATTGTCAACCATGGGAGTACCAAAAAGACTAACAGAAATGCAACAAAGGTTTGCTGAATTCCTTGTATTCGGTGGACCTGACGGACCAATGACTCAAACCGAGGCGGCGTTAGCGGCAGGGTATAGTCCCAAACGTGCAAGACAAGAAGGATCAGAACTTTGTAATCCAAGACTGTCACCGCTTGTTGTAAAATACATTGGTGAGTTAAAAGAAGAAAGACTTAAAAAACATGAAGTCACCTACGAGGGACACGTAGCAGAACTTGCAAGACTCAGAGAAGCCGCTTTAAAAAAAGGATCATTCTCTTCTGCAGTGAATGCGGAAGCAAACAGAGGCAAAGCAGCAGGATTATACATAGATAGAAAAATAATAAAAACAGGAAAACTAGAGGACATGTCAGAACAAGAGTTAGAAGCAAAAATGAAACAGCTTTTAAACGATTACGGGCAGATAATTGATGTAACTCCATCTAAAGTTTCTGAATCTTCTTTACCCAAGCCCGAGGAATCATCGTCCGATCCCCAAACGTAATACCATCATCATCTTTGTCGTAAGAAGCAAATAGTTTTACAGAATATT